TAAATTAGAGGTTAATCATGTCACGTTTTAAAGGTGCTGATGTATGGCACAGTAGGGTGATACCTTATGATGAAATAGTTATTAGCTTTAGATGTGGTCGCCACCATTCTGTTAGAATTGAGAAAACAGATGATCATATACAAGTTGCTGATAAATTAAGATTATTAGCTAAAGATATAGAGCATGATAAATTATTAGGTGATTTAAGTAATTTGTCGTCTAGAAGTTCTGCTGAAACTTTACTTAGTGAAATGCAAAATGTAGTAGGTGACTTACGTGATAAGGAGCAAGGAATAATACCTAATATAATACCGTGTAGTAAATGTAATAGTAATGGATCTGTGCGAGCTAGTAAGCAAGGGGAAAAGGGAGAATGGGTATTGTGCCCCGCTTGTAGTGGTACAGGTGTTGTATCTAATACTTCAAAGCCTTTTATAAAAGGATAATCTATTATGACATAATTAAGCCTAATAACGATCATGCCATTCGGTAAGCATAAAGGTAAGCAGGTTGAAGATCTAATATACGATCACCCTGGTTACCTAACATGGTTGTTTGAAGAAGAGGTATGTGAGTTTGAGGAGCTCACCAAAACTTGTGAAGAAAGGAAGATAATATGAATGATTTTACATTAATAATATGTATAATAATTCTTTGTGTTGCTACTCTAATTGGATTAAATGTTGAGGATGACCAGCCACCAGTTAGTAAGCTGACAAATATACAATTCATAGAAACCTGTATAGATGGTAAACAATATAATATTATGTATAATAAGGTTTTAGCTGAACACGTTTCAATGGTACAGGTGTTCGGTGAAAATGGCCCTATTAATTGCACAAGAGGTGATTCAAATGAGTAATATTGTTGAAAGGTTATTGGGCGTTCCTAATCCAACAGCGCAAGAAGCGGCTAACGAAATACTAACCCTAAGAACTAAAGTAGCTGAACAGGAACTAATAGGTAAGACATTACTAAATATTATTGAATTTACAATAAACCCAATGACAGAAGAACCAATAGCGTTTCTTCGTACGTGGGTAGATGGTGATTTTGAATGTATTAAACGTGAATGGCCTGAATTTAATTTTGGAGAAGGTGATGGATAATATTAAACCTATGAGAGCTTGTAAGTTAGATATTGATAAGCTAACTTACCCTTTAGCAGTTACCCCTAAGTTAGACGGTATTCGTTGTATGATGGTCGATGGGGTGGCTATGTCTAAGAGTATGAAACCTATCCCTAATCGTTTTGTACAGGAACAGCTAAGAGGTCTACACGGATTAGACGGTGAATTAATGGTTAATGGTGATTTCAATAGTGTACAATCAGCTATTATGTCACATAACGGGGAACCTGATTTCACTTATATGGTATTTGACCACTTTTTAGAACCTGATAGACCTTATGTTGAAAGAGTAGATGATCTAAATTTTGATTGGGCTTTTCCTGATAATTGTAGATGTAAAGTGTTGAATCCATTAACTGTACCTACCAAGAGTATGTTAGAGGTATGCTTAGACACATATATAGAAGCTGGTTATGAAGGGGCAATGGTGCGCCAACCTAATGGTCGATATAAATTTGGCCAAAGCACAGTCAATGAAGGGCTATTGTTAAAGTTCAAAAAGTTCTTAGATGATGAAGCATTCTTGTTATCATTTGAAGAAAAGATGCACAACACTAACGAGGCCACCACGAATGAGTTAGGTGGTACAAAGAGAAGTAGTGCTAAAGCTGGTTTAGTACCCGCTGGTACAGCCGGTGGGGTGATTGTACTATGGAGAGGTAAGGAAATTAAATTAGGATTCGGCCCTGGTATTACTGATGCAATCAAACAGGAGTGGTGGGATAATCGTGATGAATTATCTCGCCGTACTATAACATTTCGTTATCAAGAGCTGTCTGCTAAGGGTATTCCCCGCTTTGGTAAAATGATAGGTTTTCGTCATGAAGATGATATCAGTAAATAAAGCTTGCAATTCTTTAGAGTTATAATATACTTAGTTCAAGTTAACAAGTAATCAAACAGGTAAACAGATATGACTATCAGATTTAAAATTAAACTTATTGAAAACAATGAAACTTCTACAGTTTTTATTGAGGAAGGTGACGTTAGGTTATTGTTTTCTAACCGCCATATAAATATGGATAAGGTACTACAACTGGCAAAGTCAACAACTGGGTCAGATGAAGTTGAAATTAAAGTTACTAACAGTATGTATATAATTGTTATTAATTCCTAAGTAATATGTTACCTCTTATAAGTAAGCACCAATATATTGACATTCTATTTAATCCAGATATTGAAGTATGTGAAAGGGTATGTTACCCTGTTCTGGGGAATACTCATTTAACAAAATTAGTTGTTAGCGGAAGAACTATTGCTACTTGCACAATTTCATCTAAAGGAACTGAATATAGAGGTTTGATTAGTTACATGCTTTAACCCTTGCCCAACCCATAATAAATTGTTATTGTGGTAGGGCTTTAGATATTAACCAACTGGAGAAGTAAATGAAGACTATATTAACGCTAATGGTAATACTTATGATACCCATGAGTAATGCGTTAGCTGACTATGAGGTACATTTGACTGATGCTAAATGTGTAAGTTGTCATGTACCGAGTGAAATTGGCGCTATTACTTTCAGTCCTAGCGATGCTATTAGTAGCATTAGTATGGGGCCGCCTAGTTTTATGGTTATCAGTAATGAGTCGTATAAGGATTCTAGTGTCGCCGAATTGCTTACATCCGCCGATATGGGTAAACTGTTTGCAGTATTTAACGAGGTCAACCTAGATCCTAGGCGAATGTAATAATACACCTAATAAAATATATAACAGAAGAGTAGTACGAAGACCACGTTTTAATTAGCGTGGTCTTTTTTATTGTCTTAGATTTGCTATATAGGGTGTTTATGATTATAGTTTTGTAACAATTGGCCGAACAAAACTATTATGTCTAACAAAATTTCAATAACAGACCTTAGAGAATTGATACATAAAGGGGAAGCTACTGATCCTTTATGTTTCTTAGAATCTGTTATGAATGGGCAAGACCCACGTAAACAATCATCTATTTATCAACTGGTAATGGAGATTGATGACTTCACTGGTGGTGACATAACCCATGCAGATTGGAGTGAATTAGTTGATCATGTAATAACCCATAATAAATTTCATAGTGTATCCCTAACTGAATCTGTAAACGCTTCCAAAACATTAGCTGAGTATCTATTCGCCAAACGTAAACAAATAGATATTACTGATAATAGGGATGGTGCTGTAATAGTAAATTCACCATTATCAGTAGAAGAAATAGAATTGTTTAAGGAGACCTTTAATGATGAATTCTGATTTAGAAATATCATGGTCACCTAACGAACGCCGCATGCTTAAATATATGTTAGAGCAAGATGGTATGCAATTCATGCGTTACTTTTTTAAATTACGAGAAGGTAACAGGATGATTAGGAATTGGCACCATTATGTTATTGAATATGTATTGCAAGCTGTTATAGATTGCAAGCTCAATAGGTTGATTATTAATATCGCCCCTGGGTATACTAAAACTGAGCAAGCAGTGCTGAATTTTATAGCCCGTGGGTTAGCTGTTAATCATAGGTCAAAATATATACACGCTTCCTATTCTGCGGATCTAGCTCAAGAGAACTCATCTAAAATAAAAGAAACGATAATGCTACCTGAGTTTCAAGAACTTTGGCCTTTAGTTGTTAGGAATGATAGTAAAGGTAAGAAAAGATGGTTTACTGAGAATGGCGGTGGGATGATGGCTGCTGCTGCTGGAGGGCAGATTACAGGTTTTAGAGCAGGTAGAATGGAAGATGGTTTTACAGGTGCATTTGTAATAGATGACCCTGTAAAGCCAGATGACGCCTATTCTATTGTTAAACGCTCGGCTATTAATAATCGTTTTAATAATACTATGAGATCTAGATTAGCAGTTGAAACAGTACCCATGATAATAATCATGCAGCGTATTCATGAAGATGATCTATGTGGTTATTTACTACGCGGTGGTTCTGGTGATAAGTGGCACCATTTGTCTATACCTACCAAACTATCAGACGAAGAAGTTAATAAAGAATATGACGAAGAATACGACCACGGTATGCCCATCTCGTTGAATGGGATATTGAAAGCCCTACACGGTGGCCCTGATTATGTTTTTTAGTGTAGTAGACATAGCAGGGGGTTGTCCTACTTCTGTACCAGTAGGGGACCCGTTATGGGGGTTTAAACAAGATATAAAGAAGCTACGAGTGTTAGAATTAGGTGACAAGTACACTTTTGCTAGTCAGTATCAGCAAAACCCTTCCCCATTAGGAGGAGGAATGTTTAAAGATGCTTACTGGAAAATATATGAGGTACTACCT